AGAATGTTAGATATGTACAAAAAATCTTCTGGCCAAGAAAGAAAAAATTTGAAAGATAAAGTTGAAAAAGCAGCTAAACAAGTTGGAATAAAATTACAATTATCCGAAGCACCTGAAGGCATGTACTATTTAAAAGTTGATGTTAGAGATGCTAGACAAGCTATCGGTATACTTGATGACAAGTACAGAAAAGAAGTAGAATTTAGCGGTTCTGATACTTATTATTTTAATGACGAAAGTACCGCTTACGATGCTATGATGGACTTAAAAGCTAATGATATAATGATAGCTGATACTAATTTAGATCTATTTGCTGAAGGAAGTGTTAATGAAAGAGTTGGTGCTTTACAAGATTTTATCAATCTAGTTAGAGACAGAGCAGTAGATAGTGAATTCTCAGAACAAGAAGAAGCATTAGAAGTAATAGAAGCTCTAGCAGATCATTACGGTATTAAAATTCAGACAGGTGGTTTTGTTGGCGAAGAAAGCGACCTTAAAAAACTTGGTGATAAAGGATATAATATAGGCCCATCTAAAAAAGAAAGAAAAGCAAAAGCTTTAGTTCAAGCATTAAAAACTAAAAGAGCTCAAGTAATGAGAGATATGGAGCAAGAAGCAGAACCTGAAGGAGGCCCAATAGCTGATAAATATGGAGATATGCTTAATAAAATTGATGCTGCCATAGAAAAATTTGAAAGTCAAAAACAAAAGGTAAACGAAGAAAGTAAATTAATGATTAATGGCAAAGCAGTTGATATCAGAACTATAGAAATAGATGGAGTAGATAAATCTCAAGGATATGATGATGGTACTGTAGATGCATTTGCTGCATATGCTGAATTTGAAGATGGTAGTAAATTAACTGATAGTGAATTAGAGGAACTTACAGATGATAATCCTGATTTAATTCATAATCTTGCTATAGATACTTTTCATGAATCAGCTCCTGGATACAAACATGATTGTGCAGCTCACGTTGTTCATGAAACTTACGGACATGGAATGTGTATACCTGAAAAACATACTTTAATCAAAGAAGGAAATAAATATGTAGTAACTCATTACGACGTAGTATTTAAAAAAGATAAAAAAATAGTAAGAGATATACCAGTAAATGAATTGAAAATTATTACTCAAAACGAACACTGGCATAAAAATTACAAAAAGAAAAAAAAATAATATGAAAGTAAGTAGATTTAAATATTTAGTTGAACAAGCTTATTTGGAAGTCTTAAAAGAAGCTGATGAGCCAAAACCACAAGACCCAGTTGGAGATGAAAAAGCTAGTGAACAAACAGTTTTAGAAGATGCTACAGATCAGATGCTAAGTAAATTTCCTACTTTAAAAAATACTTTAGTTAAATTAATGACTAAAGATTTTAAAGAATTCGTAGATACTATTGATTGGGTATCACCTAAACCTACCACTTTCAAAGTAAATTTAGTAAACGGTCAAGATTTTACTTTAAAATGGACCGGCAAAAATTTCCAAGCTCAAATATTAGGCAAAAGATACATGCTTGGTAATATAAGTGATTTTCAACAAGCTTTAGATAAATTATCTAAACTCTATCAACAAGCACCTCTAAAAGGAGCTGGTGAAGAAGGCGGCGAAGGCGGCGAAGCAGACTTTGGCGGAGGCGGAGGCGGAGCAGACTTTCCCGGTGAAGAAGGAGGAGATGCAGCATTTGATGACGCAGGAGCAGCAGGAGGTGAAGAAGGTGGAGAAGATCTTGGCGGAGAAGAGATAGATTTCGAAGCAGGAGAAGAAGGATAGATGAATCTTATAGATAAAGTCATATTAGAATGGTCTTATAGGACCAAAAAAGGATACCCTGATATCAACAATAGAGATGATGTAAGGATATTTGAGTTTTTATTTGGAATTGACTTATTTGAAGGAAAAAAACCTATAGAATACCTTTCACCTGAAGCTCAAAAATTAGGTAAAGAACTTATAAAAAAATTAGGTCTTGAAGATGATGAGATAAAAGCTCATGCAAAAAACAGAATTATAGTATATACTGATAGGCCTAGGCAAGAGGTATTTAATTCACTGAAAGATTTAGGTTACGAAAAAGATTTAATCAGAGGCTCCAGTGCAGGAGGTTTTAAAACACCTGAAGGAATTGAAATTATTCATAAAGCTCAAACGTCTGTTGGTGATGCTGGATTAGATAATGAGGATATTGTAGTTAGAAAAATAAAAGAAAGAGCTGAACTTGAAGGACAGATTACAGTTATATTTAAAGGTTCAAATAAATCTTTAGAATATAAAGGTGTTACTGGGGCAGTAGGAGTAGGAAGAGAAAGCGGAGGAAATAAAAAAGCTGATATAAAACTTTTAACATCAGGTGGCGACAAGGGTATTTCCATAAAAAAAGACGGTCCATTTAGATGGTCTTCAGCAATGAAAACCCATGGAGATATTTTTCATAAAGTAATGGGTGATGCATATAAAGGTAAAAGAAGTGATTTGAAATTAATCCCAGATAAAGATAATCCTAGAGTTCTAGTTATGATGAATCCAAAAAATAACTTACCATACGGGAGAATTCATGTAATAAATGCACCAGGATTAGATTTCGAAACTATGGCATTCGGATCTGATAAAGTACCGGTAGTCCAGCGTACTTTTGAAGACGATGATTTTAAATTTGAAAACGGAGTACTAACTATTACGTCTACTAAAGCCTATGTGGAAGTTAGTGACTTTGATGATGAAGATAAACCTATCATACAGTTTGAAAGGAATGCTTCAAAAGCAACACAGACAGATGGGTACACAGGTAGAGGTATTACTATAAGAACTGTACCTATATCAGTTAAAAATAAAGTAACATCTAGAGCGAATAACCTTACTATAGATTACAACGATCTAGATATATAAAAGTTATGGCACAGAATATAAAAAAAATAATAGCACAAGAGTATATAAAATGTGCTAAAGATCCGGCATACTTTATGAAAAAGTATTGCTATATACAACACCCTACAAGAGGTAGAATTCTTTTCAACTTATACCCTTTTCAATCTGAAGTACTACATTTATTTAGAGATAATGATTACATTATTACACTTAAATCTAGACAGTTAGGTATTTCAACTTTAGCAGCAGCATATAGTCTATGGTTAATGTTGTTTCATAAAGATAAAAACGTATTAGCATTGGCAACTACTCAAGCTACAGCAAGAAACTTAGTTTCTAAAACAATGTTTATGTACGATCAATTGCCTAAATGGTTACGATTAACTGCCGTTGAAAAAAATAAATTATCATTAAGACTTAAAAATGGATCTAAAATAACTGCTAAATCTTCTAATGCAGATGCAGCAAGATCTGAAGCAGTATCTTTACTATTAATAGATGAAGCAGCGTTTATAGATAATATTGCTGAAACCTTTACCGCAGCTCAACAGACACTTGCAACTGGTGGACAGTGTATGGCTTTATCAACTCCTAATGGTATAGGTAATTGGTTTCATCAAACTTGGGAAAAAGCAGAATCAGGTGAAAATAGCTTTTTACCTATTAGATTACCGTGGACTGTCCATCCTGAAAGAAATAACGAATGGCGAGATCAACAAGATAGAGATCTAGGTCCTCGTATGGCCGGTCAGGAATGTGACTGTGATTTTTTAGCATCTGGAGATACTGTTTTTGAACCTGATGATTTATTATTTTACGAACAAACTTACCAAAAAGATCCTGTTGAAAAAAGAGGAGTTGATGGTAATTTATGGATTTGGGAACAACCAGATTATTCTAAATCATATATGGTAGTAGCTGACGTTGCTAGAGGAGACTCAGCCGACTATTCAGCATTTCATGTGTTTGATATAGAGACTTGTGTTCAAGTAGGAGAGTATAAAGGTAAATTATCTCCTAAAGATTTTGGTAACGTATTAGTAGCAATAGCAGCTGAATATAACGATGCTTTATTAGTTATAGAAAATGCTAACATAGGGTGGGCTACTATAGAACAAGCTATGGAAAGACAGTACCGTAATATTTATTACAGCCCTAGAAATCAGATGGATACAGTAGAGTCGTATATGGCTAAATACGAAAGAGATAAATTAGTTCCAGGCTTTACTATGTCGATGAGAACTAGACCTTTAGTCATTGCTAAGATGATGGAGTACATAAGAGAAAAAGGAGTTACTGTGCAATCTAAACGTCTAATGGGTGAAATGAGAGTGTTCGTCTGGAAAAATGGCAAAGCTCAAGCACAGACTAATTATAACGATGATTTACTAATGGCATGTGCAACAGCACTATATGTTAGAGATACGGCTCTAAGATTAAGACAACAAGGAATGGATTTAGCTAGAGCTCAACTTTCATCTTTTACTAACTTAAATGCTAAAAATAGATCAGTTATTAAGACAGTTGGAAATCAACGAAATAATCCGTATATTATAGATACTGAGCATGGAAAAGAAGATATTTCATGGATACTTGGATAAACGATATTTATAAATAAACCTGTATTAATGGCAGATACTTCACTTTTTAAACGATTAGGTAGATTATTTTCTTCCGATGTAGTAATTAGAAATATTGGCGGTGACCAGCTCAAAGTAGCTGATGTAAATCAGATACAAACAACTGGAAGGTACCAAACTAATTCTCTAATAGATAGATTTTCAAGATTATATATTTACAATAATAAAAATATATTTAATCCTAACCTTAACTACCAAACATTAAGAATACAACTTTATTCCGATTATGAAGCTATGGATACTGATCCTATTATAGCTTCTACTTTAGATATACTCTCTGATGAAGCTACTTTAAAAAACGATATGGGAGAAGTTCTTTCTATTAAGTCATCTGATGAAAATATTCAAAAGATACTATATAATTTATTTTATGATGTATTAAACATTGAATTTAATTTATGGTCATGGACTCGTAATATGTGTAAATATGGAGATTTCTTTTTAAAATTAGAAATAGCAGAACAGTTTGGTATTTACAATGTACTACCTTATACAGTTTATCATATGACTAGACAAGAAGGTTTAGATCCTGAAAATCCTGCAAAAGTAACATTTCAACTCGACCCTGACGGTTTAGCATCTTCTCAAGATCCTAATTATAGACCTAAAAATAATAGTAAAGTAATTGAATTTGATAATTACGAAATAGCTCATTTTAGATTAATCTCTGATACCAATTACTTACCATACGGTAGATCTTATATCGAACCAGCTAGAAAAATATTTAAGCAACTTACTTTAATGGAAGATGCGATGTTAATTCACCGTATCATGAGAGCACCTGAAAAAAGAACTTTCTATATTAATGTAGGACAAATACCACCTAATGAAGTTGAGCAGTTTATGCAAAAAACTATCAATCAAATGAAAAAAACTCCATTTGTTGATCCTAATACGGGCGATTATAATCTTAGATTCAATATGATGAATATGATGGAAGATTATTATATTCCTATGAGAGGTGGAGATACCCAGACTAAGATTGATACAACAAAAGGCTTAGATTATGACGGTACTAACGATATAGAGTATTTGAGAGATAAGATGTTTGCAGCATTAAAAGTACCGAAAGCGTACTTTGGTTATGAAGGAGATTTGCAAGGTAAAGCTACCTTAGCAGCTGAAGATATTAGATTTGCTAGAACAGTAGAAAGAATACAAAGAATAATGGAATCTGAATTAACTAAGATAGCATTAGTTCATCTTTACGTTCAAGGATTTAAAGGGGAGTCTTTAACCAATTTCGAAATTCAATTAACTAATCCTTCAATTATATTTGAACAAGAAAAAGTAGCTCTTTTAAAAGAAAAAGTTGATTTAGCAAGTCAAATGTTGGATACTAAATTATTCCCTACTGATTATATCTACGATCATATATTTAATCTTTCTGAAGATAAGTATATGGAAATGAGAGATCTCGTTACTGAAGATTATAAGAGATTATTTAGAATAGGTCAAATAGAGAACGAAGGTAACGATCCTGCTAAATCTGGTAAGTCTTACGGTACTCCACATGACTTAGCTTCATTATATGGACGTAGACAAGGTGATTCAAAAGGTATGCCTTTCGGTTCAGTTCCTGTAGGATATGAAGACGATACTCCCGGTATAGGAGAAATAGGACCTAAAGGAGGTAGACCTAGAATTCATGCGTCTCATTACGGTACTAACGACGGATTAGGAGGAAGAGATCCTTTAGGCCAAGACGGTATGAAAGGAGGATTTGACTCAGATAACGAAAATGTTAATGAAAATGAACATAAGATAGATAATACTTTAGCTAAATCCATGTTTTATCAAAATAAAAATTTATTTAAAGATAATAAAAAAATAATATTTGAAAATAAAGAAGAAGTAAAAGATAAATTACTGGATGAATCTCAAATTCAAGATTTAGATAAACAATAACTATTTATATAGGTAAGGTATACTATGTGTACAATAAAACTTTTAAATAATGCGCATTAAACATAGTAAGTATAAAAACACAGGACTTATATTTGAGTTACTGGTTAAACAGATAGCATCTGATACTCTAAATAAAAAAGATTCAAAAGCTGTTGAAATTCTTAAACGTTTTTTTACCGGCAAGTCAACTTTAGTTCGTGAATTTAAGTTATACGAATTTGTATTAAAAAATAGATCTGTTAATCAATCTAAAGCTGAATCTATAGTATCTACTATTATAGAAGTATCTAGAAATATCAATAGAGTAGATCTTAAAAAACAGAAGTATAGCTTAATAAAAGAAATTAAAGATAGTTACGATTTAAAAGAATTTTTTTCAATTAACGTAAAAGATTATAAGCCACTAGCTGCTTTATATTGTTTGATGGAAGCACATAAAGTAACTGACGTAATTGATCCTAATTTTTTAGTTGATAATAAAACAACTATCTTAGAACATCTTACTAAAGAAAGACAAAATAAAAATAA